ATCATCTTCCAGGGCGGCGCGACCGCCGCGTGGCACACGAACAAAGGAACCGGAGGCGGGTTCACGGAGACCGGCGCCCTCACGGACGCGGCGACCAGCCCGAGCGACTGATGACCAAGGGATACTTCATCAAGCCGTTCAACAAGTTCGGCTTCATTGGAGACTTGGGCACCGACGAGAAGGTCGTCTCGGCTGGCTCGCAAGAGAACATCCCCTACCTCACCGTCCAGTCCGTCGTGAAGATTTCCTCGACGAGCGTCAACGATGACGCCTTGGGATCGGGCGCGCTCACGGTCCTGGTCTCCGGGGTGGACGCCCTGTTCAACGAGATCAGCGAGGTCGTCACCCTCGACGGCCAGACCGAGGTGCTGACCGTCCTGGAGGTCTACCGCATCTACCGCATGCAGGTGATGTCTGCCGGCGCGACCGGCTCCAACGAGGGCATCATCCACTGCGGCACCGGCACCGTCGCCAGCGGCATCCCTGCCGTGAAGCTGATCCAGATCGCCGTCAACGACAACCAAACCCTGGCCGCGTTCTGGACTGCGCCCATCGGCGCCAACGCGGACTTGCGCCAGATCGTGGTGTCGGGGGCGCGCACAGCCGGCACGGTGCAGGCTCTTGTCACCTTCCGGCTCATGGTGCGCGAGAACAACGGCATCTGGACCTTGAAGTGGAAGCACCTCATGGTCTCGAACACGATCATCCTGCCCATCCCCAAGGGCGCCATAGAGTTCGGGCCGGGGACGGACTGGGAAATGCGGGCTGTCTCGGGTATCTCGGCCACGGCGGTCAGCGTGGACTTGCAGTTCGAGCTTTATCAAGTCTAGGGATAGAAAGGACTTGCAATCCCCTGACATAGCGGGCAGTCTGCCCTCAACACGGAGATAATCATGGCTCAAGAGATCAAGGGCGTCGAGATCATGCGCACCGGCACGTTCACGCCGGGTGGCGCCGCCGCTGGCCGCAAGATCACCATCGGCACTGCCGAGTTGGATCAGATGGTCGCGAGTTTCGAGGCTCTGAGCCCCATCGGGGGCTTCACCCCGGTCCTCAAGCTCGGCCACGCCGAGGCCCAGAAGTTCATGGGCCAGACGAGCGGAGCCCCCAACCTGGGGATCGTAGACAAAATCTTTCGGGAAGGTGAGAAAGTGCTTGCAAACTTCCTCAACGTGCCCGATGCTGTGGTCGATCTTATCCGGCAGAAGCGATTTGCGAATGTGTCGGTCGAGGTTGTGCCGAACCTGGAGTTCGACGGCAAGACGTTCAGCCAAGTGCTGACAGCTGTTGCGCTCCTCGGTGCCGAGCTTCCGGCGGTCAAGGGCCTCAAGGAACTTGCTGCCACGCTTTTCACCGAAGTTGAGGTCACGCCAATCCAGGCTGACAACATCGTGTCATACGAGCAGGAGACTGAAACCATGACCGTCGTAACGTACACCCAAGAGCAGCACGACGCGCTCCTGGAGGCTGCTGTCTCCAAGGCCGTTGACACTGCAAAGGCCACGTACGCCGCCGATGCCGAACGGCTTACCGCCGAGCGGGATGAGGCCGTCGAGGCAGTCAAAACCGTCAAGACCAACTTCGCAGAGTACACCGAGAAGGTGGCCACTGCCGAGGCCGAGACGATGGTTGACAAGGCAATCGAGGATGGCAAACTGCTTCCGAAGCAGAAGGATGCCGCGATGGCGTTCATGTCCAACCTCACCGGCACCGTGACCTTCGGTGACGAGGACAAGAGCATGCGGGTCATGTTCTCGGACTTCCTGGGCGCGATGCCCTCGAAGATCGACACCTCGGAGAAGGGCGGCGGCTCAACCGAGGACCAGGAAGGCACCGACTACGCCAACGCTGGCCTCAAGGTGGACGAACTGGCTCGCAAGGCCATGGACGAGAACGACAAGCTGTCCTACGCCGACGCTCGCGCGAAGGTGCTGGATAGCGACGCCGATCTCAAAGCCGCCTACAGCTTGGCCTAACGGAGGGAACCATGGCTTACAAGAACTTCCAAGACACCCTCACCTTCCGGGCCGCGTCCAACTTCAACGCGGACCAGTTCAAGATCGTCGAGTTGACGGCCAACCCCCACGAGGTTGAGCTTTCGACGCTGGGCGACCTTCCGGTCGGTGTCGTGCAGAACCATCCGAACTCGGGTGAAGCTGCAACCGTTGCCCTCGCCGGCATCACGAAGGCCATTGCAGGCGGCGCCGTTGCCGCAGGCAAAAAGGTCTCCGCTGCCGCGACGGGCTTCGCCACCCAGACGATCTCTGGCGGAATTGAGATCGCCGTATTCGGACGCGCGCTCACCACGGCGGCTTCCGGCGGCATCTTCTCGCTCCTGATCGCCCCGTCCGTCACCGTCTCCGGCGACGCCAACTAATCGCGGACCCATAGGGAGGACATCACCATGCCCGCACCGAGCACAGGCCGCGATCTCCACATCGACGTACCTCTTTCCAACGTCGTTGTCGGGCGTCGCCCCGAAGGCTTCATCGCCGACCAGCTCCTGCCCGTCACCTCGGTCAGCAAGCAGTCGAACATCTTCTACAAGTACCGGCATCTGGAGTGGTTCCGGGATGAAGACCGCAACCTGACCCTTCGTGCCCCCGGCACCGAGGCGAAGAAGGTCCACATCACCGTGACCTCCGACACCTACTTCGCGCCGAACTACGCCCTCGGGACCGACTGGCCCGTCGAGGACGAAGTGAACGCCGACGAGGTGCTCCAGTGGGCCGAGAGCCAAGCCCTGCACCTGACCGACAAGTTGCTCCTCGACTACGAGCGGCGCGTTGCCGGCCTGGTCGTGACGACCTCGAACGTCGGTACGGTCAGCGTCGTGGCATCGGCCTGGAACGACCCGGTCAACAGCACGCCGTTCTTCGACATGAACAACAAGCTGGACCAGTTCCGGCAGCGTACCGGCAAAAAGGCCAACACCCTGATCATCCCCGAGCAGGTTGCGGTGCAGTTGCGTGGCAACACGCAAATCCGCGACATCTTGTTCGGCGACCGGGGCGGACTGGCTTCCGCCGAGCAGTTCGCGACGTTGTTCAACGTGAGCAAGGTGCTCATCCCGGCCTCCCAGGTGAACACCGCCGTGGAAGCCGATCCGCAGGGCGGAACCCTGGCCGACATCTGGGGGACGCAAATCTACCTGGCGCACGTGAACTTGCTCTCCGGTCGGTTCACCGACACCTGGCTGAACGCGTTCCGTTGGACGAGCCCGCAGCTGGGCCAGCCCTTCGCGGTCATCCGTCACCCCTTCGACACGAAGAAGCGCATCTTCGAGCTGGAGGTCGCCTACTACCAGGCCGAAAAGGTCATTTCCAGTGACCTGGCCGAGCGGTTCGACGCGCACACCAGCGCGTAACCAGAAGGTCCAGACCGGGGGTCTAACCCCGCCAGACCGAACTACGAGAGCCCCCCTTGAAACGGGGGCTCTTTTTTTTGAGAAAGGTCTTGTGTTATACCACAGGATCGAGGATTGTGGTTCAACCGGCGCTGGTCGGCGGGGTTGGCTAGTGCCCCGGCTGACCCCGCCACCTCTTATCGGGCACACACAGGGGCATATCATGGAAATCGTAATCGTGACCGGAGGTATGACCTTCGGACCAAAGACGTTGGAGTGCAAGTCGTTGGGCGGGTCTGAGCAGGCTGGCCTTTTAATGTGCAAGGCCCTCGGCGCGTTGGGCCACAACGTCACGAGCTTCGGCAACTTGCCGAAGGAAGGTGAACCGGACCACGTGAAGTCTGGCACCCTCGAAGACCGGGTGAGGTGGGTAGACATTGCCTCGTTCTCGGACTTCATCACTCACAGCGAATGCGATCTCCTCGTCGTCCAGCGAGACTTCCGGTTCCTCAACATCCCACACCAAGCCAAGAAGGCCGTCCTGTGGGTCCACGACCTGGCCACCCACACCTGGACCGCCGAGGGCATCCAGCAACTCGGCACCAACTGGGACGAGATTTGGTGCGTCTCCGAGTTCCATCGCCAGCAGTTCGCCAAGGTGACGGGCTACCCGCTCACGCACATCCGCGCGACCCGCAACGGGATCAGCGAGATCGAGACCATGGACATGGGTCCGCGTACTAAGACCCTGCTCTACGCCGCTCGGCCCGAGCGCGGCCTGGAGCATCTGGTCAAAGAAGGCGGAATCATGGACAGGTTAAAGGGAAGTGGTTACCGCTTGAAGGTGTCCATGTACGCCAACTTCCCCGACCACATGCAGGGCTACTACAACTGGCTGTTCGGTATCATCGAGGCGCGCGACGACTGCGAGCACATGGGCTCCCTGACGCAGGCGCAGCTTCGCCAGGAAATGCGGAACGCCTGGGCGTACGTGTACTGCACGGACTTCGAGGAGACCTCCTGCCTCCTGGCGCGCGAGTGCGCCGAGCAGCAGCTTCCTATGATCGCCTCCGATGCCGGCGCGCTCCGGGAGACCATCCGCAACGCGGGCGCCCTGATCAAGGGGCCGGCGGCAATGGGCGTCACCGAGGAGAACGCCGCGACCTACGACAAGTTCGTGGCGAAGATCAAAGACCTGACCGCGCACCCAAAGAAGTACCAGAAAATTCAGAAAGCGCAGCGCCTAAGACGGGACTTGTACTGGGGAGGCGTGGCAGACACGTGGGTGAAATGGGCCTCCGAGCCGATCAAGACCACGCTGTTCTCTCGGGCCTTTAGCCTGGTCGAGGACAGCGACATCATCCCGGCCATCGCCCTGATCGAGAAGGCCATCGCCGACCAGAAGCTACTCGGCTTTGCGACCGCGAAGCTCTACAAGCAACTCCAGGACTACTACCCGTTCCTGTCGTTCCAGGGCGCGGAGCCCAAGGGCACGCTCAAGAGCCATTACGATAACTACTACAAGAACTTGGAGCGTCCCAAAACGAACCTGGAGTTCTACGACGTGAAACACCAGAGCCGGTACAAGGCCCTGGCGGAAAACCTCAAGTGCCTCCAGCCTGGCTCCAAGGTTTTGGACTACGCATGCGGTGAAGGGTCGCAGACGATCTGCCTCGCGCGGGAGTACCCGCACCTGGACTTCTACGCCATCGACATCAGCGAGGACGAGGTGGAGTGCTTCGCCTGCAACGCCTATGAGCAGACCGGCGTGCGCGTTGGC